GCGATTTGTTGGAAACAGCTTACGCTCGTGGATAGTTAAGGAGGTGAGAGAACTCAACTTCTCAATCCAAGAGTATCGGGATAGAAGACCTGATATCTCTGCGCTATTAAGGCCACCTATATCGAGAGATCGAGCAAGGTAGTCAATATTAGGCAGTAGTAGATGCCAGTTTGCATCTCCTAATCGCAAGATTAGGTGATACAACAGCGGATACTCGCGTCTGATTGTAGCGATACTCTCCTGGTCGGAGAGTGGCTCGAGGTAAAGACCTCGGGTCCAATCAGGGTAGTCGTACAACATACGATTTACTCTAGTCGTTCTGTTTTGATAGTGGCGAACACGAATGTCCTTTTCCTCTATCAGCTTCATCCACAGCTCCTCGGTATCTTTGATACGTTTTTCGTATGAGATACCATGAGGATTCCAACCGAGACCAAAAGGCTCGGGTATCCAACCCATAACTTCAGCAATAAATCGCTGACGGGGACGTAATAGTCCTAGGGAACGGGGCCCAAGAGCTCTGCATATATCCAAAAAGTTGTTATCACTACAACGGCCCTTCCACTTGTAAGTGGAAATGACTTTGTCAGGATATATGAGCCTACCGGCGAACTCGGCTAGATTGTTAGAGATGATCGTCTTCGATGAAGAGATCGGTACACCCGATAGCTCCATAAACTGGAGATAGGCTTTCGCGAGTTTATCATTAAAGATTAGAATGTCGTCTCCTAGGAGAAGATATTCTAGGGGGACTCCCAACGCTCGCGCAAGTCCACGAACTATCGAGTGATGCAACAATGAAAAGGCAGGAAAACTTGGTCCGAAACCAAGTTGCTGTCCTACACTCATACGAATTTTCACATTGATAGGCTCCTTTCGTTGCCTATATATGAATTTCGCGCTTGAGGGCAGTAACTCCGTATCCTTGATCTTCTTCTTACCTATCGGATAACCCGTAGGTATCCTGTCACGAATCTCCCATCTGGAAGATGTGACATGACGAAAGAACTCGAGCCATTCCTTGCTTAACCCTAAATGCTCAAAAAGCATATATTGGAATACGCGAGGTAGGTTATCAGAGCACTTCTGAAGGTCAAAGCAATGTGCAACATATCCCTGCCGCAGATATTCTTGAGCGCGAGCAATCGCAGCATCTTGATCATAAGTGGCATCTTGGGGTAAGTGCTTTAATTCGTTCATCAGGAACTGTTGCAAAGGCAGAGCAGCTATTTGAATGACTTCATTAGTCACGAATATATGCCGAAGCTTATACCCGGAATCCTGAATGAACGCGACGTTGCCTGATAATATATCAGAAGGTTCGGAAGAAAAACCATCCTTGAATTCAAGTTGATGCTGAATCTTATTCAGCACAACAGGGATGGAGTCAGACGGAGTATAATTCGATGGTGTTGCCCCAGATTCCTTCAATGGGACTAAATTTCCCAACACCCCTAACGTCGAGTCGATCAACGCGCGATGCGCGAAGTAGAAACTTGGCGTCATAGACAGTAATGTCAGAGCCCGAGGGAATACTTCCTCCTTAGGTACTAAGCCCCGATCAGGGATCGGAGATCGCTTAAAGGGTTTGATAGGAACATCAAGCACTTGAGGTGACTTGAATGCTGGTACTGACTGATGGAACTCCATCGGCACATGTCGAAGAAGCTGGGAGTAAGCAGCTATCGCATCCTTGCTAACGCGAGGACGATGGATGGCCTCTTCAAATCCCTTCAATTGTTTAGGCGTGATCTTTGGCTGATCGCCAGAGGGTGCGTAAACAAGGGATGTGTAGATTTGCATCGCATTTAAAGCGGTGAACGGCTTAGTACGCGAGATTTTCCAAAGGGCGCCAAAAGCGCCGGTTGGAGTGACCTTATCCTTTCTTCTTTCTATCCAGACGGAAGATGAGGGAGGTAACCCACCCATATACCGGATAAGTTCGACCTTAAGCTCTTTTACGTGAGCAGCGGTCCACTCGTCTCCGGAATCTCGTCTCCAATCTTCGAACTGCATTACGATTTGTTTGGCTATAGTGTTTGCTAATCCCAAACATCGCAGTCGGCGGATCATGTCTTGGGTATTGAGGGATTGCCCCATGCTGTGCTCCTTTCGGATGGGCAGCGCCAAGCGTCACACATCA